ATTACCAGTTACCGTAATATCTGCCATTTTTTATCCACCAACAAAAGTACTAATAATATTATCGACAATACCACCCAAAGTACTATCGATAAAATCAACACCAACTTTACTGTCTTTGAAAACTTTTTTAGTAAAATCTTTACCTAAAGCAGAAATAAGATTTCCACTTGTTCCTTTATAATCTATTTTAGATCCATCTAAAAGAATTCTACCAGATCCTGCTTTTAAATTAATATTTCTACCTGCTCTGAAGTGAATATCTTCTTCTGCTTCAACCATAATATTGGTTGCATAGATTCTAACCGTACCATCAGCAGAAACAGAAACATTACCATTTCTACCAACAATAACTACATCTTCTCTCCCTCTTTCGTTATTTGTTCCACCAGAAATCTGAATAGTGTGGTCATTATAAATGGACATTAATCCACCACTACTCAAACTAATTGATGACTGATTATCACCACTATCAGTTACACCGTAAATCTTATAAACATCTGTTCCAGAACCACCCATTTCAGGGTTTGCAGTATCGATCCTGAAATTGGGATTATAACTTGTTAGTTGTCTTTTGTATAAGTTTTTCTTTCTTGGAGCCATTTTATACTACACAATTTACAACTGATTGTACTTCTCCGTTAAACTTCGGATCTCCAAGTAATGGTCTAAGGATTGCTCCAGAACCAGTATTCGATATAACTTTCAGAATTGGAAGAGTATCTACAACATTATTTAGAGGTTCAACTTGATAGATACGTCCATCAACTATTTGTGTATTATAAGTATTTCCAAGATTATCAGTTACTGTTGCATCTTCATATCCACTTCCTCCGTTTTCAACGACAACATCAAAAATTGAATATTGAGAAATATCTCCAATAGAATAGTTTTCACCTTCTGATACAATATAAATGGATGTTACCTTACCATCTTTAATAATGGATCTTGCAACTGCACCATATCCTTGATCTGCATCGTCTACAATTTCAACAAATGGAGGGAATGTATATCCAGAACCAGAATTTGTAACTTGAACACCAATAACACTTCCTGTAGTATTTCCAGAAGAATCTGTAGTTATATCTCCAAATATAGGAACAGCCGTTGCACCAGATCCTAAACCTCCAAAGATATTGATAGTTGGTGGACTTGCAAATTGTAATGCATCTGTAAAACATTCTGTAATAGAACTCAAAGCTTGTCCAGAAGCTATGTAATTTGTTAATTCCTGTACTGTATCATACGCTGCTTTTGCATCAGCTGCAGGACCATATCCAAGTACCCAATTATTAACAAGATCTTTAAAACTATTCATGTTCTGATTACAAGCAAACATTGCTCCAAAATCAGCCAATGTTTCTATTCCAGTTCTTAGAACATTTCCAATACTAAAATCTGAGAAGAATTGTAATATTTTTTGAACTCCTTCTAATGGTCCAGCAAAGGCAACTTCAAGTGTATCAATAAGGGTGTTTAAAAGAGATCCTGTAAATTGTTCTGCGGCACAAGTTACAAATCTACTCACGTTCTCAACTGTAGAATTCAAAATATCAGCAACTACAGATTTTATATTATCAATAACTTGACCGACTATGCAAGTAAATGCTTCTTCAAGTGCTTTAACTGGTATAACCATTGCTTTTTGTGCTGCAACACCTGCAGCATATGCAGCTGGATAACTAGCAGTAGCAGCAAAAACCTGAGCAAAAACTAATTCAAATAATAAATCTAATCCTTTTTTCAAAAGACCAATTAATCCTGGGAATTTTCCACCCTTATCTTCATTCCCATAAATTAAAAAGTCAAACATACCCCCGATAAAATCATAACAGTAAGATACTATCTTATCAACTGCTTTATCAATTTCATTTTTAATTCTTTCAACATCTCCTTGAAACTTTCTTATTTTCTTTATAAGATTTTTTACTGTTCCCTGAATTTTATCAATTTGTTTATTTCTGACTGTATTTGCAAGTGGAATAATATCTCCAATGGCAGAATTTGTAGGTACTACTTTCTGCCCAACTTGTTGAGATAATTTTTTTGCTTGCTCATCTGTTAAATCTGCTGGAGAACGTTGAGCATCTGATGTTGGTTGTGATGCCTGACTTGGTGTTGTCTTATTATTTTTTTCAATAAATTCATTAAATCCAGTGAAAGGAACAAACGGCGATGTATAAGGAGAATCTGCTCTTTGATTAGTATTTGCAAATGCTGCAAGAATAACTGGTATTTGAGCATCGTCACCATCCAAAAAGAATCCAACAACAACGTCTCCAGGTTGAAGTTGGACCCCTGTAGCACAGTTTGCAGAACCAGTCCCAGCAGTTGTAGGAAGAAGTGCCTGTGCCCAAGGCAAATCTTCATTTGAAAGTTCTGCAGTGCTATAAGGGTGATACCCAAGAATCCTGACCTTATAACGATATGACCATCCACCACCTTCAACTTGTTCTTTCCAAGCATCAATGGGAGCAATTTGACCTACCCACCAACGGAATCCGTCTCTACCAATGAAATGACTTTTAAGTAATGATTGGTCTAACATTTACGCTGCTTTATTAATTCCAAAAGTATCTCTGACTAATTTCATTGATGTATAAGAACGCTCTGCATCAAAATGATGGCACAATTCCTTTATCATATATAGACCAGTAGTTTCAGTATCATATTCATTAATATCAGATCTAGAAATCTTTGGAAATCTACATTCAATCAAGTCACCTGCTCTCAAATTAGTATTTGATGGAACAGTAATACTTAGAGTTTGTGTGACTAATGTATTGTACCTCATCAATGATTGTGATTGATATTTCTTTTGATCAGAGTTAATTGATGTTGAAACTCCTTTTTCCAAAGTTCCAACATCATAAATTGCTGTAATAATTCTAGATGGGACATCCCCAAGAGTTCTATCAGTTCCATCTCCCAATGGTGGTAATTTTAGATCTTCACCAAGGTTTTGTGATTTACTAACATAATCTTTTTGCCTAAACAATCCTTCTTCATATTTTGAAAATTTGAAATCATAAGGATTAAAAAACATTCTATGACTTGCATATGTTCCAAGTCGTAATTTCTCTACTAGATTTTGATTCTTATCTGTAAGATATTTTAAAATTTTAAAGTTATTATCAATTTTTTTACCATCATTATCATAAGATACCATTGTCTGATAATAAGTATAAATTGCTTTCTTAGCATTCTTTTTTGGATTTAATAAAGAATCAATCGCTCTAAATTGAAATCCATCACGAGTTTGATAAAATACAAAACCAGCAGTTGCGTCTCCAGAAGATTCGGGAACTGCCTTTGATGCTAACCATACTAAAACAGTAAATGGTTTTCTCATATTACCAATAAATCCATACTTATTTGATGACTTATCTAATGTACCTACTTTATTTGCTTTTAGATAATCTGTGAGAATTTTGTTTACGGATTGATCAATAGATAAACTTGTTGGATATTTTTTCGATACTCTTGATGTTTCATTAGTAATTGCTTCTCTTGAAACTAAATGTAAAGTAAAAGTTTCTCTAAGAGATTCTGAAATCACATCAGTAATACTTGAAACATAAAGATAATCAGATGGTTTTTCTGAGAAGTTTAATCCAGGATTAGTTGTTGAGTTACCTGCGATTTTAAGAGATACTCTCTCACCACCACGAAGTGGAAGACCATTGTAAATTGATTGCCTTTCACCATCTGGATTTTTTGCTGATGGAATTGTATTACCATCGTTTACAACATGAATTCTAGCAGTAATCGTTGGTGAAAAAATATCTTCATAGTAATCAATTGAAATTGCACCGGTTTTTATATCAATAGTTCTTTTACCATCGTTTGATTCTAATATAAGTTCTTCAAATATAGATTTTTGAATAGACATTATAGGTACGTTAAATCTAAGAGAAGTTTATTCTTCATAAAGTTATTTACCAAAGTAAATTCATTTGTTCCAGAAGAAATTACAGAATTACCACCACCGGCAGAAAGCATCATTGGTGATGATGGTTTTCTATCGTCAATTACCACAATTTTTCTACCTTTTTGTTCAGTAGTTAAACTTTCCATCAATTTACCAAAAGTTGCGAGTGAAGCTGAATCAATTTGAAGTTCTCCTTCTGGAGTTGCAACATTTGTTGAATAACCATCTGCTGATGTAGTAGGTGTTCCACTTGGTTTCCCTTTTAAATTCTTTCCATCAACTACAGGTTCAATACCACCAGGAGGATTTGAAGAATAAATGAAAGCATCAACATAAGGATCTGGTTCAACTGCATTTGGATCAGATGCACCAGTTGAAACTCCTCTCATATTTTTTGACGCCTCTAAATGAAGATGAGGACCTGTAACTCTTCCAGTTTGACCACTTTTAACCAAAGGTTTTCCTGCTGGCCAATTAATATTTAAACCATTTATTGCACTTGGATAACCCTTAAAATAGTATGACCTTGGTGATAAGTGTGCTAATCTAATACGAATCGATAATGCTGGGATAATAACATCCAAATAATAACCATACCCATATTCATATTTCGCCTCTCTAATTACACAAGGATATTTGCAAGTTACATATGTTCCGATAGGCATTGCTACATCAATACCTCCGTGCATTCCACCCCATCTCCATCCTCTGCGACTTGTTATTACTGCGCCAACACCAGCACCAGATGGAACTGTTTGATCCTTTCTATATCTTTTATTTGGATCAAACCCTGCTGGTAATGGTTGTGTTTTTGCAGTTATCGGTACAGGTAAATTAAATGGAGCTGCTCCCCCAGGTATTATATAAGTATAAGGATAACCCTGAGCTTGAGCAGTAAGAAACTGATTATCACCTCTACCACCTCTCCAAGATGTTCCTGGATAACGAACACCTATATTAAGTGGAGAAGCTCTAAATTCTGTTGCTCCACCAACAAATGTTGCAGCTTTTGTTTGTAATGTTGTATTTTGGATATTATCAATAATTTTTAAAAGAGTTTGTTTTCCTTGACCTGACCATTTAGCAGCATCATTTAAAGTTTGAATTTTTCTGAATCCTTTTGGTCCTCCTGGTCTACTCCAAACACCAGCAAACTGTGGTCCTGGAGCTGCAAGAATATCTGTATAAGTTTTTCCATATTTTCCTGATGCTTTTCTATTAACAACTACTTGCATCATATCAACATTTGACTGTGAACCAGTTCCCTCAGTAGAAAGTGCAGCTGCAATACGATACATTTCTGCCGAATTTACGCCAGGAAGAATACTTTCTTCTTGAGGTTTAGGTTTTTTATCATATGCACTTGGTTTTTCTGAACGAGATCCTATTGGTGGAACATCAAGAAATGGTTGAGTTAAGATTGAAAGAGCTTCTTCTAACTGATTACCCATAGTCATGATAGTTCCAGATAATTCATCTAAGGAAGACCTTAATCTTCCAGAACCATCAGTAAAATCAAATTGTTTAAGATTTGCAAAAGCAGCTTGAAATAATCCCCCAATATCAAAAATAAAATTTTGGATAGTTGATCCAAGTTGTACCATTACTCCACTAGTTTCTCCAATTCTTTCTATAAGTTGCCCCCCGATTGCAGTCCAAGTTGGTAAGTTTCTAAGCGCCCAACCAGCAGCAAGATAACCAAGAAATCCCATAATACGACTTGTAAAACTGGTATTATCACTTCTCTGTGCAAGTAATGCTGGACCTTTATATCTGGTAACAACAGTAGGTGCTGCAATTACTTCTTGTGTATTTCTCCTTTTAGTATCCTGTACTCTTCTTTGTTTTAAAATTTTAATGCTTGATGATATAACTCTTCTGTCCGATCTCTTTTCGGACAAGATGGTGGACATTCCACGTAATGTTTTTTGGGTCAATCCACTAGTATATTTTACAACGCCAAGTGTTTTTGAAATTGGAACTAATGGATTTACTGCCATCTCACATTACCACATTATAATTGAGTTGCGAATATAAAACATAAAAATTACTAGGATTTGCAGATGGTATGAAAGGAACATCCTCAGGCGAAGTCATTACAGGTGCTTGCTGCTCTTGTTGTTCTGTTGCCGTAGATGTGTAAATTACATCAGGCTTTGGTTCTGGTAATTTTAAATCTTTTGCAGGCGCTGGTGGTTTAGATGGTTGTGCTACCGAAGTAGTTTTTGGTTTTGCCTTAACTTCAGGTTTTGGAACATTAGTCATTGGAGCAGGCATTGTTTTAGTAGGTTTATCAGACCCTCCAGGCATCAAATTGCTCATACCAGCAATAAAACTCTCAGAACCTTTTGATAACTGCTCAAATGTTTGACCTAAGTTTAAGTCAACCTTTGGTATTTGTAAAGACATTCCGCTGCTTTGAACTTTATCAAAAGCAGATTTAGCACCAGAAGATCCAAGCAAATAACCACCCACACCACCAAAAAAAGTACCAGGAGGTCCAAAAACACTACCAGCAGCAGCGCCAGTCGCAGCACCAGTTAAAGCACCTCCAACACCACCAGCAACTGCTCTTTGTGGTTTTTCACCAGTTGCAATATCCGCACCAACTGCAACTGCTGGTGCTGCAAGACCAGTTAAAAGTTTTCCAAATGTAGCCAATGCAGATCCACCAATTTCTGCTGCAGCACCTGCACCTTTAGCAGCACCTCCACCACCTAAACTAAAAACTGACTTAAAAGCATTTGCAATTGCTTTAAATGGTGAAGATGCAAGTTTGAATATAATATCTGAAACTTTTTTTGTAAGACCAGTAACAGAACGAAAAACAAATCCAAAACCAGATCCAAGAGATGATAGTGCTCCAATTACTAAACGTAGAGAATTAGCAATTAGAGATTTAGTTCCACCAATAGCCTTACCTAATATGGAAACTCTTGAACCTAATCCAATAATACCAAGTGTTGATATTGTTCCAAATAATCCTCTTAGTGCCTCAGTTATCCCACCAAAAGTATTTGATATTTTATTTTCAACCTTCCTAATCGGAATTGCAATAGAATCTGTAACTTTTCTTTCAATTTCAGTTTCTTTACCAACTTTAATTTGTTGTTGAGCTAGTATTCTTTCTTGTTGCTCTTCCTGTTGTAATCTAATCTTTTCTTCAATTCTATCATTTTGGAGTAAAACACTAATATTCGTCAGACCAGCATTCAGTCCAAAAATATCCGAACGAATACCATCAATTTGACCTTGAATAGAAACTAAAGGTGAATTGTAGTTATCCATTAGTGCTTTGTTTCATATTTTCTTCTTCAATATATTGTTGTAATAAAGAAACGTAAACTTCTCTCTCCCACGGAATCATATTTTCTAGTTCCGTCAAAGAATATTTATGATGCTGAATGAGAGCAAAATTAGTTTTGTAGTATGACGCAAGATCCTCATGCGCCATTGCTAACCGAAAAAAGATGTTAAACCCTCCAGAACAACTTCATTTTCAACACCAGTGTTTGGATTTGTAACTTTAAACTTATGAGATAGTTTAGGCATCGTCTCAAAAAACTTTTCAATTTGTTTAAATTGAGAAGAAGTTAATTGCTCAATAAATGATGTAAGTTCTTTTTTTGTTACATCAGAAGCAGCCCAAGATTCTTCTTCACTATAAATCTGCTCAACACAAGAACAAATCATATCAAAAGTATCATCAACACTTACAGATGATTCCAAAGCAAAGTTAGTTTTAATAAACTCTTGCATTGATGGATATCTCATACGAAGAGTTAACTTTGAATCAAGTTTAATATCACGTGTATGTTCTTCCTTAATTACAACTTTAATATCATCCAAGTTGATACTTACAGGAACTTGTGTTACACCATCATCGGGGCAAGTAATTAAAACTTCAACATCTTCCCCAACAGATTTACCGCGAATGTTGAGAAAGAGATACTCAATATCAAAAGTAGATAATTGATCTACCTTGATACCTTTGGTCATAATGCAATTTGAGATGACCGTTTTTACCGCTTCTGCAATTTGCTTTGGATCTTCACTCTCCATTGCAATTACAAGAATCTTTTCTTCTTTTACAAGAAACGGGCGATACTTAATCGTCTTTTTTATAGAAGGAATTTCCAACTCATACGTTGGTGTAGCAATTGTTGGTAAAGGCATAATAACCCAAAAAATTCAGATAAAATTATTTATCTAGTATCCATTAATGATTGGACGACCTTGAGAATCCGTAAATCCGTTTCTAACTGCCGTTGCTCCTTGAGATTCATCAACACTTCTAAAAACAACCCCACTAGCTCCACGAACAGGAACAAGAAGTTTCCTTTCTGCTGCTGGAGGTTCTTGTGAATTTTGATTGAATTCGTTATTATTATTATCTCCTATAAACTCATTTACGCTGTTAGATCTACCAGCAATATAACGATCAAATTTAAAAGTTACATTAACTTTAAGAATATCCGAATTCACATATGATACTGTAATAGGAGTCATATCAGATGGGAATAATCCAATAAACTTATATTCTATTTGCTGATCATAATCCCTATCAAATTTAATAATTCTTGTTGAATTAGTTTTATAATTTTCAGGATATTGCATTCGAACAAAGTATCCTTGATTACTCTGACTCACTTTTGGATTATTGCCAGTTTCATTATTGAAAGAACCACTTGCAATAAATTCCATCCAACTTTCAAAAAACTTTATAATTTTATAATCACTATCAACATAAAAATCTAAAGATACTGTAGTGTATACTCGATTGTAAGCAATATTTTCATAAACCCCCGTATAATTACCATCAACTGTAACTGTGCCTAAACTTGTTGTTGGTAAAGAAGCAGAATAGCATAAAAGACCACTATTCTCACTAACAAATAATGGCGATACTCCCTTACGAACCAAATATGTTCTTAAAGGCGCAGGTAAACCACCAAAAATAATTTGATAGTGAGAAGTTTGTGCTAGATTTGAAAGTACAGGTTTAAAATCAGATATCCTGCGAGGTTGTACCACTCTAAATATCCTATATGAACTTTATAGTATAGTTATTTAGATGTCGTATAAGGGAAAATACAAACCATCATATCCACAAAAATATAAGGGTGATCCAACAAATATCATTTATCGTTCTTTGTGGGAGCGTAAATTTTGCGTCTATTGTGATTTAAATGAAAATATCATTGAATGGGCATCAGAGGAAAAATGTATACCATATAAGTCACCATTGGATAATAAAATACATAGATACTTTCCAGATTTTATTATAAAAGTAAAAGAAGAAAATGGTCTAATTAAAAAATATGTAATTGAGATTAAACCAAAAAAACAAACTGCTCCCCCAGCAAAACCACAACGACAAACTAAAGGATATATTCGTGAAGCATACGAATATGCTAGAAATCAAGCAAAATGGAGTGCAGCAAGAGAATGGTGTGCTGATAGAGGATATGAATTTAAAATCATTACAGAACAAGAACTTGGTATCAAGTAATGCCTAGAAAAACACTTCAAGAAAGAGGAAAAATAAACCGTATTGCACCATTGGTTAAAAATCTCATTGGAACAGAAAGTTCTGATGATTTAATGATTAAATTAATGAGTGTTTTAAAAGAAACTAGAACTCCTCCGGTTGCTGGTAAGTTTTATGTTTTTGTCTATAACGCAAAAACTTCTGGTATGAGATATGACCAAAATCCATTAGTTGCCGTGACTGATGTTTATACATGGGGATTTAAAGGTATTAATTTTCATTGGGGAGAATCCAGACAATACACTTGGGATGAGGTTGCTGGAGGATTTTATGAAGTTTATCAACAAGAAATTGCGGACTTAAGGAGATTGCCTTTTAGCAATATTAGAACTAAATAATTAAAAAACATAAATGGAAGCGAAGCCGCCTTTAAGATATCCACTTAAAAAACTTACTGACTCTGATGATTACTTACTGATTAATATCATTGAATATGTACCACCTGGTCTTGGTAGTCAAAAAAATTCTTTTGCTTTGAATACATCAGATCAAACTTATGCAAATCAAGATAATGTAAAAATTTTAGATACAATCATTCTTCCAATTCCAGATAATCTTCAAAATCCTAATTCGGTAGGTTGGGGTTCAGATGAATTGAATCCTATTCAAGCAGCAATAGGTAGTTTAAGTGGAGAGGCAATAGAAAAAATTTTTACAGGAAATACAAAAGGTTTAATTGATAAAGTTATTAAGGGTGCTACAAATATAGGAGAATTTGCAACAACTGGATTGGGGCAAGATATGATTGCTTCTGGTGCAGCTGGATTTGCAGTAAGAGCATTAACAGGTACAGCAAATGTTGGATCTATTATAAGAAGACAAACTGGTGTTATTGCAAATCAAAATTTAGAACTTCTTTTTGGTGGAGTTACAATCAGACCTGAATTTACATTTGCATATGATTTAACTCCAAGATCAAAAGATGAAGGTGAAATGGTTAAACAAATCATACGAAGATTTAAATATCATAGTTCAGCAAAAAAAGGAAGTGCTACATTTGGTCCTGGTGCTGGACTATTTTTAAGATCGCCTAATGTTTTTAAAGTTACTTACAGAAGTGGTAATAAAGATCACCCATTTTTAAATCGTTTTAAAGTTTGTGCTTTAATTGGAATGAATGTTGATTATGCAGCATCTGGAACATATGCAACATATCCAGATGCAACACCAACGCACATGAGAATGTCTTTATCATTCAAAGAACTCACACCAATTTACGCTGAGGATTATGAATCTGGTATCGGAAGAGACGGAGTTGGATTCTAATGACTTACTTTAGAGAACTACCAAATCTAGAATATCAATCATTTTTATCTGATAGTAAATCATCAGACCAATATCTAACTGTAAAGAATCTCTTTCGTAGAGTTAAACTTCGTGATGATTTGCAGAACGTCTTTACGATTTTTGATAAGTATCAGATTGTTGATGGTGCTCGCCCAGAAACAGTTGCAGAAGAACTCTACGGTAGTTCTCAATATGATTGGGTAGTCATTGTAAGTGCTGGTATTACTCGCATCAGAGATGAATGGCCATTATCAAGTAAAGACATTTACGATTATTCTTTTGAAAAATATGGTAATGATTTAAATGCAATTCATCACTATGAAACTAAAGAGGTCAGAGATTCTCAAAATCGTTTGATTCTTCCTGCTGGTAAAGTTGTTGATTCTAATTTTACATTTGTTTATTCGGATGTTGATAAAAACTGTTATAGTAATAGTTTAAGTAGAATAAGTTATACTCAAACTTCTGATGAGAATGTTGAAATTAATTCATCTACAATTACAGTCACTTCATCAAATATTAATGTTAATGTTGGAGATCAATTATTCATTAATGGGACTTACATTCGTGTAGTATCATTTGATACTAATAGCAAGATAATAACTTTATCTTCACCAACTCCGATTGTTATTTCTGAAGGATCTACTTTAACTTTTAAATTAAAAAACACAATTTTAATTGAAAAAAATCCTGTAACTGGAATAAGTAATTATGAATATGAAGTTATAGAAAATGAAAAAAAACGTTCAATTTATATCTTGAAACCAATTTATCTGCAACAAGTTATCAATGATACAAGAAAAGCGATGACTTATGATAAATCATCGCAGTATGTAGATAACAGATTAATCAGAACTGAAAACACTAAAGCATCAAACCCATTTTAGATCTAAGTTCTTATCAAAAATCATCACATATCGGTGTTTGCGGGAGCGTTCTTTCCATTCTCCTGCAGCACCTTTAATTTTGCCTCTAGAGTGTTTAGTTCCGTCTGCATAGTAGAAATCTTTCTTTGGGTCTGTGAGTCCGCAATATTTAAAATTACAAGCGCGGTAGATTGTACCATTATGGAAATCACTATCAGCGTAAGAGATGATTGCTTTGACTTCAGTATCCTTTCGTAACTGTTTAATCGCTCTTGAAACGAACCAAGAAGTGATATTATGCTCTGTTTCTTGGGTGATAGGGTGTATGCAAAGTCGTGAAAGTTCAAATAATCCTTCTTGTTCATTCCTCTCTAAACCAAATGCTCCTTGTGCGACTTCAGGAACAGGGAGTCCTGTGAAAACACAAACTCCCTGAATACCACCAATATTCAATGGGCAAAAGTCATTACCTTTGTAAAGACCATAGTTGTACCCAGATTTAAAACTCTTAGAAAAGTCCTTAAGATAATGAAACCGCAGAAGTAACTCTGCGGCTTCGGACTTGCTTACACGTTCAATTGTGTAATCTGACTTCACTCTTCGGCAAGACGGGCAAAGTAGGACAGAGCATCATCATCCTCATCTTCCTCAACAGCAGCACGGCGGGTGGGTTTGAGATTGCTGAGTTCTTCACGAAGATCTTCAGTCAGTTCACGAGTAGAACCACGGGTGTTGTCCTCATCCAGGTCCTCAGGGTCCTGATAACGGGGAGTGCCTTTAGAACCAAGCACATAATCAAGACGCTTCTTCAGTTCATCATAGGACTTGAAGTTTGATGCAGCACTGAACTCATTGAGATCATTCAGGTTCTTGTAGATCTTTTCCAGTTTGTCATCATCGTCCAGAAGAGCAGAAGGCTTATCAAACTCCGACTTATCGTAGTTCCAATAACCTTCAACCTTACGAATCTTCAGTTTAAAGTTCGCACCAGTCCAGAAGTCAAAAGGATTGATGGCTTCTTCATCTGCAAACTGTGGTTGCATCGCTTCGGTGATCTTGTCATAGATCTTTTTACCGAACTTGTAAAGGAACACACGACCTTCGTTTTCGGGGTGTGCAGGATCACTCACCACATAAATGTTTGCATAGTAGGAGAGTTTGCGTTTCTGTTTACGAGCAATCTCCTTATCACGATCAGATCCAGAGTTCCACAGAACACGATTATGTTCCGACACAGGATCTTTCTGTCCCAGAGTAGTCAGAGAGTTCTCAATGTACCAACCACCAGGACCTTGGAACGCATGACTCCA